TACCTCTCCTGCCTCTACGTGCTTGTGCCTATGGTTCATCTCTCTCACGATTATTCCAATCAGCTATAACACTCCCCAAACCCTTAACACCTTAATCACTATCTCCATCCCCATCAACTCTAACCTTATTACTCTTCCTAATAGGTTTACCAAATATATCTTCATGTTTCATCTTCATACTATCATCTACCTTACGTTCAAATATATCCTCTTTCATAGCCTTATCAAAATCTTCTTTCTTAATACTACTAGATTCAAAATATTTATCATCTTTAAATATAGTCTTAATAGCATCATCAACCATAGCTTTCATTCTAGCTTTCTTTTTATTAAGTTTATATACTTTATAAAAGAACAATGTATGAACTATTAATCCTCCTACTATTATAACATTAATAAATAGTAAAGATATACTAGCATAAAACTTCATTGTAGTTATACCATGTGATACTGGTTCTACTTTATATACTGTAACTGTTTGCATCATCATTAATACTAATGCTATTAGTAAGAAGATGGTAATTGTAATTGGTAATACTTTTTTCATTGTTTTGATTATTAATTTTACTTCGATTATTTGTATTGATTTGATTTGTATTAATTCTTCGATTACTCGCACAGACAGAGGTCAACGTAACGCTCCGTGTCGTAACCACAATGTTGAGCAAGTATAGTAACCATAACACGAGCACGTGTCGTAGCACCGAAGTGACCACGAACACGAGCACGTGTAGTTACCATAATCTTTGTCAACGTAATCATTCCCGTAAACAATTACATGAAATGATTATTTGGTTCTTCTAGCAGGTTTACCAAAAGCCTCTGATTCAGCAGTAGCAGGTTCAGTAGCAGGTTCAGAAATAGGCTCAAAAGGTGGCTCTGCTTGTGCACCCTCTATAACAGGAGTAGCAGAAGAAGTAGCAGAAGGAATAGCAAAAGATTGTACTCCAAACATGGACATAAAACCTTTAGCAACTTCTTTGGAGATATCACGTCGCATAAGTTCAGCTTGTGTATAAGGAATATCAATAAATCCCTCAATACGCATACCGTCTTCTTTATAAGCAACTTTATCTCCAATTTTAACTTGTCCTGCAAGTTCATGAGGAGTTTTACCTGTAATAGCAGGATGATTCTCGTCAATAACATAGAATTCTCCTGCTTTATGGTAAGAAATATCAGCAGTAACAATTGCACCAATAGTTTCTCGGTAAGCTTGTTGAGCGTCTGCTGACATAGCGTCTGTAACACCTAATGCTCTACCACTGTTTTGTAAACCGATAAGAGCTTGGTTTGGTGCTAATACAATATCATCGTGTCCTTGAACACTGAAGATTACTAAAGGTCTTGCAACCTTTGCGTTAGCAGGTATTACTCTAACACCTGTAATTAATAAAGACTTTTTCATTGTAAAACAATTAATGATTAATAAATAATATTTTCATCGCAACGAGCAATGACAGAACGTGGTTAATGCCTAAATGAAGCTCGAACTCCATTACCATTTATTTCGGCAATAGTTTCATTTTTAATTTAAGCATTATGTTGTTTAACGATTGTAGCCAATAGTACGGGCTATGTTAAATCGCCAAAACTTGGTAGGGGTTCTTTCTAGGGTGGGTACACGTGTACGGGTCTAATATATAAGTACCTATTCCTCTACACCCCAATCCTCTAATCCCTACACCCACATCAACCCTTCCAACACCATCAACAAAATCCCCTTACCCTCCATAAACTCCTACAACAAAATCCCCTTTTATTACAATCCCTATACAACCTCATTTAAATCCCTCTCTTTAAACACCTTACCCTCTACCTTTTTCCTACAAAATCCTTACACCTCTACCTAACACCAACATCGATTACCCTCAAGACTTTCGTCAAAACCACCCACAAGAAACCCTATACTTGCACATTTACAAGTATTAAATAGTTCCACCTATATTACCTCTATCAAAAATACATATATTATAATTTACTATATATATAATATATTGTATATGGATTTGATATACTAATAATTTAACATTTTTAACACTCGTACCGGCTTTTCCCCAATAGAAGATGGTTTTGTAAGAATGAAAAATATTATACGAATTTTCGCTTTAAAATAGGTATATTAAAAAAGTATTTGTATATTTGCTACTGACTATGAACTAATATTAATAACTATTAAAGATTATAAAGATGATAGAATCTAATAATACTGACAAAGGTAATAAAGTTGTTCCTCAAGAACTTACTAATTATCGTCTACAAGCTAAATCTATATTAGCTTTTCTTACTAATCAAGCTTATGCTAATAAACGTAAATATTCATATACTATTGAATTTGTTAAAGGTGATAAAGTTATTACTCTTGATGGAGTTAAACCTATTACTAATTATTATGCTTTTATATTAGTACTTACTGATAAAAGTGAAAGTATTATTGGTAAACGAATTGAATTAGTAAATAACTACTATCCTCCTTCTATTGGGGAAAATGCAACAAAATGCGAACTACAAGCATATAAAGATTTCTTTCTTAATGGTATTGCTAGTTATATTAATACTAGCTTTGCTATTTATATTAATAGTATTAGTAAACCAGTAGTAACTCCTGAAGATATTACTGTAGAAGAAGCTATAAGAGAAGCTGCTATTATTAATAATAGAGCAGAACCAATAGTAGGCGTAGTTGACCAAGTTAAAGCCTATATAGATGAAAAAAATCCACCACTTATATTAACAGATAAAGGTAATAATAAATAGTATGAAAATAGATGATACTTTATTAGGTATATTCTCTGAAACTAGAAAGATAGTTATGGAGAAATATAATATAGAATTATCAGATGAACAACTATTAAATGTTTTAAATGCTCAAGTAGAAGGTTTTAAATATGGTGTTCTTAAAGGTTTTAATGTTTTCTTTACAGGTTTTGGTAAATTTGTTAATGTTAAAAGAAAAGAAGTTGCAATAGAAGGTACTAAATTTGTTAAAAATTTAACTGCTCTAAAACAAATTCACCCTGAACTAGATGAAGTTGCTTTACGAAAAGAATATATTATTCAAAAAGGTAAAGAAAAACAAGCTATATTAAAAAGTACTAATAAACCTGTTGGATTAGATGCTGAACAAGTACTTGAAGCTCCTGATGCTTCTACATATAATAAACTACAATTTAGACCAATGCATAGAATCAGAAGTAATGAGTCAAAATAATTCAATATTTATACTTAATGAACAAGGGCTTATTGAAATAAATAAACCTGAAGTTAGAGAACATCCTGCTTTTAAAGTAATATTAGAAAAGGATAAAGGTTCTGTTGGTGACGCTGATGGTAGAAAGAAGTCAATGGCTAAGCGTGAGTTATTATACATATATCTTATAGCAGACCCTAGAAGTGTATATTACAATCTTTCTCTTACTGAAAAAAGACGTAAAGCTAAGATACACGCAACCCTACCACAAAATTGGATTCCTGATGAAGCTGTTGTTAATGCTTTATTATATTATGAGATACATCTTAAATTAGATTCTACTGCTAATGCTTATCTTGCTGCAGAAAAGAATCTTTATAATACTGCTGAAGATATACATGATATGCAAAATGATATAAGTGAATTGAAACGTATGTGTAAAGAAACAATGAAACAACTTACAGCAGAAGGTACTAATGTTTTTAGTGAAACTGAAAAATTAGTTAATATTGATAAAGCTATTGCATTGTATTCACAAATACAAAAACTACAACTTGATGCTAGTAAAATTATTAAAGAACTTCCTGCTATGACTAAAGTTAAAAATGATTTAGCCGCAGCATATGCAGAAGCAGGAGGAGAATTAAAATTAGCAGTAGGTGGACGTGAAGTAGGAAATAGAGAAGATTAATAATAAAATTATAATTATGATACCAATATTATTATTACCAATACAAATAATTAACCCGATAACTAATAAGTTTGAAGGTGAAATTAAAGTTAGTATAACTCCTATTAACTTTAGTACTATTAAAACTATTACAGAACAAGAAGAAACAGGATATGCTATTATAGAAAATAATAGTATGGGAGATATACCTTCTAGTAATATTAATACTGCTGTTAAATTTATTGATTTACTTGATACATTTAATAAAATGAGAATAGTAGATTTTAGTCATGTAACAGAATGTATTTCTTATAGTAAAAGTTTAGAAGATTATATAGTAGAGGTACAACGTTCTTTTATATCTTCTCAAAATTTAGATAATGATAGTAGTAGTGCTAACTCTAATAACAGAAGATAATCATGGATACTATATTATTTAATGAAGCAGAACATAAGTATTACGATGAACAAGGTACAGTTTATACATCTGTTACTACTTTAATAGGTAAATATACTAATCAATTTGATAATGAATTTTGGGCTATGTATACTTGTTTAAAAGACCATAACTATAAAGTTAAACCTCAACCTGAAACTAGAAGTATTTATGTTAATAATGTTTTATATCCTTTAAAGAATTTAATGTTAGATACAAGATTTAAGAATTGGTATGATGAAGTTGTAGCTAAATGGAAAGGACTTAATTTTGAAGCTTGTGAAAGAGGAAATGCTACCCACAATGAATTAGAGCTTAGTATTAATCAAAGTAAAGGAGATTACTTTGCCACGACCAACACAAACATCACACCTAGAGGGGAAAAGATAATAACGTTAAAGCACGAATTAGATGGTACTCCTATAGCAGAAAAATATCCTGAAGTTCATACTAGACTTAGTGCTTATCTTGATAGAGGTTTTTCTATATTTGCTGAGAAAAAAGTATTTCTTAGAGAATATGGTATTGCTGGTATGATAGATTGTCCTGTTGTTAAAGATAAACACTTTTGTATATTAGATTGGAAGACTAATAAAGATACTATAAAACAACAAGCAGGTTATTATAAAAAAATTAATGTTGGTGGTAAATGGATTAAAAGTGATTTATTTATAGCAACTGGAGAAACATTTAAATACCCTCTTGATATGATTGAAGCTAGTAAATTTAATATTATGGCTTTACAATTAAGTACTTATGCTTTTATATTAGAACAGTGGGGATATAATTTTATTGAGAATGGATTAGAGATAATTCACTTTCCTGTTGGTAATGCTCCTAGACTACTAAAAATGCCTTATTTAAAAAATGAGGTACAGATAATGTTAAATCATCATAAACAATCTTTACTAAAGTAGAGGTTGTTTTTTAATTTTATATATATGAAAAAAGCAGTATTCATAACATTAGACAATACACTTATAACTACATTAAGTGGAAAGTCTTATTCTGTTCATAGTGAAGATTGGAAATTTAAAGATAATATATTAAATGTTATTAAAGATTATTATAATAAAGATTATAAAATTTGTATTATATGTAATCAATTTCAAGTTACCTATGGACTTACTACACCTAAAGCATTTCTAAAAAAATTAGAAGATGTTATTACTAATGTTGAAAAAGCATTAAAATTGAGAAAAAACTCTATATCTTATAGTTATTGTTTTGAAGCAGCATCATATAGAGCTTTACCTAATCCTGGACTTATATTTGAATTAGCTTGTGACTATGAATTAGATATTAAAAATTCTTGTTTTATTGGAAGTTCTTATGACGATAGAAAAGCTGCTGAAGAAGTAGCTATTGTTAACTATTTTGATATAACAGATTTATAAGATATGAGAACGATTAATTCTACTGCTTTTGATGTTGTAAATAATTTAGGAGATAGTGTTATTCAAAGATTAACACTTGACCCTAAATCTGGTTTATATACTACTCCTTATAAAGAAGTTCCTTTACACACTCTTGCTAATGATGATAGTAAACTTACTATGTTTACAGCAGAAGATATTGCTTTTGTTAATACAGCAGAATTTAGTAAAGTAGGACAAGAATTTATTAAAACAGGAAAGTATACTAAAGCTCACCCTAAATTCGATAGTAGAGAATATAATGCTTTTTGGGATAGAGAAGAAAAGAGATGTATTGAAGGTATGACTCTTCCCGGAAAATTAATTAAATCTGCTGACGGTAGTTATGCTATGCAGAATGTTCATATTACAGGAGAACATTACGGATATCTTAACTATGCAGAAATTAAACGTTCTAAAGAATTTGAAATTAAAAAAGGTGCATTAGTTGGTCCAAGTGGTGAACTTATTAATAGTACTCATAAAGGTGGACATACAAAAACATTTAGTCTTCCTGCTTTTTGGGATGGTGATTATTACTTCTTTAAAGCTATTGAATTATGTAGACAAATTGGTAAACATCTTGTAGTAGGTAAAGCACGTAGAAAAGGATATAGTTATAAAAATGGTTGGTTAGTAGCAAATAGAGCAAATTTATATAGACGTAGTACATCTGTTGTTGGTGCTTATGATGCAGGTTCTTTATTTGATGATGGTACTATGAATAAAGTTATGAATTATCTTAACTTTATTTGTAAACATACTGATTGGAATAAAGGTAGACTTCATAACACCCTTGAACATATTGAAATTGGATATAAGTTTAGAGGTAGTGATGTAGCAAGAGGTTTTCTTTCTAATATATATACTGCTGTATTAAAAACTAATCCAGGTGGAATGAGAGGTAAAGATGCCGATTTACTTCTTTTAGAAGAATCAGGAAAATGTCCTAATCTTTCTGCTGTATTAGATGCTACACTTAAAACACTTTCTGATGGTGCTTTTATTACAGGTCTTATGATTGTGTTTGGTACTGGTGGTGGAGAAGATAATCAATGGCAAGGATTTGAAGATTTATTTTATGAAACTTTTGCTAGACATTTTATGTCTTTTGAAAATGTATGGGATGAAGATATGCAAGGTACTAGTTGTGGTTATTTTCATGGTAGTTTTATGAATAAGCCGGGACTTATTGATAAACACGGTAATAGTGATATTCAAGGTAGTCTTGCTTTTGATGATTATGAAAAATCTCTTGTTAAACATAATCCTTCTAAACTTAATGCTCATGAAATGGAAGAACCTAGAAAACCTTCTGAAGCATTTAGTCGTTCTGCTAATAACATTTATCCTTCTAAAGAAATTAATGAACAATTAAGAAGATGTTTACATGAACCTAGTTTACAAGGTATTGGTAGAAAAGGATATTTTGTACAAGGAGATAAAGGAAATATTAAATTTATTGATGAAGCTACTGCTGATTCATTTCAAAAACAATTTATTAAACCTGAATTAAATAATTATCCTCTTAGAGACGAAGATAAAGATTTAACAGGTTGTTTTGTATTAGTAGAACAGCCATATCGTGATGCTAGTGGTAGTATTCCTGATAACTTATATAGTATTTGGAATGACCCTTTTGGTATTTCTAAAGATAAAGGTGAATTTAAATTAACAGACTCTCTTGGTTCTTGTTATATATATGAACACGCTAATAACTTTACACATTCTAAAGGAGATAGAATTATAGGATGGTATCATGGTAGAACAGAAGAAACTAAAGATTATGATAATCAAATGTTTCAAGCTGCTATATACTTTAATGCTAAAATACTTTATGAAAATGATAGGGGAGATGTATATAATAATGCATTAAGTAAAGGATTATTAGACCTTCTTAAAGAAGAAACAACTTTTCAATTTCAAAAAGATATAACTGCTGGAGGTAAAGGTAGAAAAAGAGGAGTTTCTATTGGTACAAATCCACAGAGAAAAGCCAACGGTGTTATATACTTTAAAGATTGGTTACTAACAAAAAGAGGTATTGACAGTAATGGGAATACTTTATTAAATTTGCATTATGTTTTTGATATAGGACTACTAAGGGAACTACTTAAATTTAATGGTAAAGGTAATTTTGATAGAATATCTTGTGCTATTGTAGGTATGTTTGATATTAAAGAAACAGTATTTAAACAAGTTGCTCCTAGTACTGCTGTTATTGATAGAGAAGAAGAATCTTATTTTAATGACCCTTTTAATACATAATAATATGATATATCCACCACAAAAATTATCTTATGCTGAAAAGATAGCTAGAGATGAAAAATCTGGTAAAAATAATATAGAAGAAACTATTGATTATTATATTAGTCAATGTACATGGGCAAATCAAACCACCGAGATAGCAAATCTTTATGCTGCTGTTGAAGGTATTATTCATCCTAATGAATATAAATATGTTCAAAACCCTTTTAATATAGAAGGTAAAGGTGGAGAAATTCCTACTTATGGTGCTAAACTTCGTAACTATAATATACTTAAAGGTATTGCTAATCTTCTTATGGGAGAATTTGGTAGAAGAAGTCATGAATTTGTAGTATTTGATTTTAATCCTGATGCAGAATATAGTTATAAAGAAGGTTTAGCTGTTTTAGTTAGAGGTTATTATGCTCAGCATATTGCTAATGAATTAGCTCAACTTGGTATGAAAGTTGGACAACAAGTACAAGAACTTCCCCCACTAGAAGAATATGTTGCAGGATTTAAAGAAAAGTATACTACTACTAGAGTTATTAGTGGACAAGATGCAATTGATTATATTAGATGGAATTGTGACCTTGATAATAAATATATTGATTTATATTGGGATTGGGTTGTAACCGGTAGAGCTTTTACATATAAAGCTGTTAATCATGATGATGTTATGTGGGAAGCTGTTCCTGCACATGAATTATTTGTTCCTAATGAAAAACATAGTAGATTTATTGAAGATTATAGTTTTGCTGTTAGACGTAACATAGTTCCTGTATTTAAAGTAGTTGATTTTTTTAGAGGTAGAGTAGGAGAAGAACTTATGGAAGCTTTAGAACAAGGAATAAATAAAGGTTTTGAAATGAACTTTGTTGATGTTCAAGCTACAGGAAGAAATGGTATTATCACATTACCTGCTAACTATGCTTCTGCTAATTATACTGATGCTTTTGGTTTAACTAATTCTAGTGGTATTGAAGTGTTTCATGTTCAATATAGAACTTGGAGAAAATTTGGTGTTCTTACTTACATTGATGAAATTGGACAAGAAAGAGAAATGGAAGTAGATGAAACTTATAAACTTAATAAAGCACAAGGAGATATTAATATTATATGGGATTATGAATCTCAAATAATGCAAGGTTATAGAGCTCTAGGATTTTATCTTGATTGCGGACCTCTTGAAGTTAATAGAGCTGATTTAAATAGTAATGGAGAACAAAAACTTTCTTATAATGGTATTATAGAAAGAAGTTTTACTGGTGAATTACAATCTATTATTAAACAAGGTTTACCTTATCAAGTATTAGTTAATGTATTACATTATCAAACTGAAAAACTTATTAATAAAAATAAAGATAAACTATTAATTATGCCATATGGTTTAATTAATAAAAAAGCAGGTATGAATACTAAAAGTACTATGTATCATGCTGATGCTACTTCTATATTATGGGTAGATGAAACTGCTCCTAATGCATCTTTTGCTGCTCAAATGATTAAATCCGTTGATATGGGTTTAGGTAATTATATTAGTAATACTGTTGAGGTAATGAAGTTCATTAAATCAGAGTATTGGGAAGAGATTGGAATGAACGCTCAACGTTATTCTGATGTTGGACAAAATGCAGGTAAAGCTGTTACAGAACAAGCTATTGTTCGTAGTGCTATTATTACTGCTGAACTTACAAGACAATTTGATAAATTAATTGAAAAAGATTATGCAGGTTTATTAGATTATAGTAAAGTAGCATGGATTAATGGTAAAAAGAAAAGATATATTAGAACTGATGGTTCTCTTGCTTTTCTTAATATTAATGCTGATGAAGCAGCAAGTAGAAGTGAAAGTAGTTTTGGTATTTTTGTTAAAGATGCCGCATTAAATACTGAAGCTGTTACTGCTATTAGAGGACAAGCTTTAAATCTTATTCAAAATAATGCTCCTTATCAAAGTTTAAGTGGACTATATAGTACTAATAATGTAGCCAAATTAGATAAGGTTTTAGAGAAGATGGAAAAGTTGAAAAACGACCAAGCTATGTTAATGCAAAAACAAGCAGAAGATGCTCAACAAGCATTACAAGATTCTATTGCTGCTAATGATGCACAAAATAGAGAAATAGAATATTATAAAATTGATAGTGAATACGCTAAAGCAGTTGATAGTGCTAGTATTCGTTCTGAAGCTAACAGTAGAAATGAAGAAAGACCTAGTAATGAAGTTGAACGTAGATTAGCTGACCATAAAATACAAAAAGAGAATAAAGATTTAGAATTGAAAGATAAAAAACTTAATATCGATAAAAATAATAAAAAAGCAAAAACTAATTAAACATTATTAAGATGGAAGGACAAGCACAAGGTAATACAGCACCTGCTGTAGATGAACCATTAGTAACCCTTGACAATATTATTGATGGAGTACAACAAGTTACTCCACCTGCACAACCCGCTGCACAAACACCTGCTCCTGAAGCACCTGTTGTACCTGTTGTACCAACAACACAAACACCTTCTTCTAGTGGGGAACCGGCAGTAGAATCTTTTGAAAGTACTTTACCTTCTTTAATTAAAGCTGATGAAGCTTTATCTGCAGAAGAAAAAGAACTTAAAGCTGGAATACTTGATGTATTTAAAGCTAGTAATATTGATAAAAGTGGTAATTTATTAAATGATAAGAATGAAATTATCTTTACTGCTGCTCAATTAAAAGAATATATTGAAAATGATAATCTTCCTTTAAATGATAAAGGAGATTTAGTTAATGCAAAAGGAGAAGTAGTTACACCTGCTCAAGTAGATTTACCTTTAGTAGAAGAAACTAAAAATGCTTTAAATACTCAATTCGGTCTTGATTTATCTCATCTACAAGTAGATGATACAATAGAAGGAATGATTACCGTAGTAGAAGAAGCTGTTAAACTCGGTAAAGCTAATAGTATTAAAGAATTTTTAGACAGTGATTATAGAATGAAACAATTCTATCAACACTTGTTATTAGGTGATGACCCTTCTACATTTGTTCAAGATATAGTTGATTATAAGAAAATTAATCTAACTGCTCTTGATAATAATTCTAAAGAAGATTTATTATCTCGTTACTATAAAAAACAAGGTATTGCAAATCCTACTAATATTATAGAAGGACTTAAAAAAGGTGGACAAGAAATTGTAGATGCTGAATTAGCTACTGCTGTTGCCTATTTAAACCAAAAACAACATCAAGATATTGCTGAAAGAGATAATCAAATTAAACAACAGGTTGCTCTTGAAAGACAACAAGTAGAACAATATTGGAATAAAGTTTCTGAAACTGTAAAAGAAGGAAAATTAGGAAATATTAATATTCCTATTAAAGATAAAGATGCTTTTCTTACTTACCTATCTAAACCGGTAGATGCAGAAGGAAATAGTGCTGAAATGTTAGATGAAGCCAAAGAAGATATTAACTTCCAATTAATGGTTTCTTTTTTACGTTTTAAAAAATACGATATTAGCAAACTTGCAGAAGTTATTGCTAAAGAACAAAAAGTCTCAAGTCTTAAAGATAGATTAAAACAACAAAAAGCTAAAGTTATAACAGATACTGGTGTACCAAGAACTGCACAACAAGCTGATGATAATTTATCACTAGAAAGACTCTTAGGCTAATATACTTACTTTTTAATTAATTAAAAACATTTAAATTATTATTATTATGATTAGTACCCCTAATAGTACATTTGCACTTCAAGGTAATCAAACTTATAGAGTTGTGCAACACGAAAGTTTTGGAGATGAAGGTTATACAAATAACTTATCCTTAACTAAAGCCCGTATGACAAACCCTGATACTCTTAATCCTGTTATTACACATTTAATGGGTAAAGAGAGTAAGAAGTTCCCATTGTTGTTCCTTACAGAAGGACAAAAAGGTGGAACTAAATATGTAGAAATACAAGATGTTGAATATGATTGGCCGGTATTTGGTAGATTAAGACGTACAGATGCTGTTGCTTCTACTGAATATGTTACTGGTGATAAACCGGGTCTTGGTGGAACAGCTGTTATTGTTACTTTTAAAACAAGATGGTTAAAGTATCAACATAATGTTACTTCTCCTAATGGTACACAATGTCGTATTATGTCTAAACCTGAAAAAGTAGCTAATGGATACCGTTATCAATTAGATATTATCAGAACAAGTAATACTGCTTTTGTTAGTCTTTCTGAATTAGCACCAAATACAATGTGGGCAATGTCTGCCGGAGCTAACGTTTCTGAAAGTTATTCTGTTGGTAATGAAAGTAATAAACAATTTCCCGGAAAACTTAAGAATCAAATTGGTATTCTTAGAAAATCTTATGAAGTAGGTGGTAATGTTAGTCAACGTATGATGACTTTTCATTTCCCTAAAGGTGCAGGAGGTATGTCTAATTACTACTTACCATTTGAGGAGTGGCAACATGAGATGCAGTTTAAGGAAGCTGTAGAAGAATCTTTATGGGAATCTAAATACAATAGAGATGAGAATGGAACTATTATGAATATAGACCCTGATACTCAACTTCCTATTCCTTTTGGTGCAGGTATTAAAGAACAAATTCCTAATAGAGATACTTTTGGTATTCTTACTGCTAGAAAAATTAAAAATGTTGTATCTGAAGTAACTTATGGTGCTACTGATACTGAAAACATGAATATTACTTTATTTACCGGTATGGGTGGTAAAGAAGATTTTTCTAGTGCTATTATGAATGAAATGAGTGGTTGGTCTGCATATGATGGTGCATTAAATAGTACTATTACAGGTGGACCACGTAATCTAGTATATGGTGCATTCTTTACTGGATTTAGACACGTTGATGGTCATGTTATTAATGTAGTACACCTTCCTTATTTAGATTTTGGTGGTACTGCTGAAAATGCTCCTAGACACCCTATTTCAGGTAAACCTATGACTTCTCACGAAATGCACTTTGTAGATATGTCTACATATGATGGAGAAAACAATGTTAAACTTGTTACTCAAAAAGGTCGTTCTTTAATTAGAGGTATTGAACAAGGTATGACTTTATTAAGTGGTGTTGATTATGGTTCTTACAAAGGAAATGTAATGGATATTCAATTATCTACATCACAAGATAAAACTGCTATTCACTACCTTAAAACTTGTGGAGTAGCTATCCGTAGAAATACTCATTGTTTCTCTTTATATTGTAACATCTAATATTGATTAATATAATTATAAGGCTACTAATACTAAACCTATTAGTAGTCTTATTTTTCTTAAAACTATTCTTAATAATTAAAATAAATAAAACATGGAAACTGGTAATAATGTAAAACCACAACAAGGTATAAACACACCAAGTGCTACTCCTAATGCTAATGCTGCTACTGATTCTACTGCTGCTACTAATGCCTCTCCTAATGCTCCTACTGTAACTCCTAATGATGTATTAACTGCAGAAGTTAAAGAAGATTTTGCCAAATATTTAATAACTGTTGAAGTTGCTATTAGACGTAGACCTGGAATGGTTGGACTTCCTGGTGCTGACCCTGCTGAAAGAGTTTATAGAATTGGTTCTTCTTTAGATGCTCGTTCTAGGGGAGCTTTAAAAGGAATTTCAGGAGAACTTGAAATTCTTATTATGCCTAGTATTGTTAATGTTAGTCATAATGCTCCTGAATTTAAAAAAGCAGTTGATGAATATTGGTCTTTCTTTGGACTTCCTGTTCCTGCTGATGAAGAATTTCTTCCTAAACATAAAATGGGAGTTCCTATTAAAATTCAACTTCATGTAGTTGGTGCTGTACTTAAAAACAGAATTGAAAGAGAAACAAGTACTGAAAAGAAAATGGAATATATTAATGAAGCATTAATTACTCCTATTTCAGCTACTAATTCTAATAAAAGAGCTGTAATTTTAGATGATTCTATTTCTGATTTCTTATTATTAAACTATTGTTTAAAATATTCAAGAGTTGCTAATAGTTTTGTTGATGTAGAAGCTTCTCCTAAAATAGAATTTTATATCTATGAAAAAGCTAATGCTATTAAAGCTCAAGATTTATTAGTTAAAAATAGAAGTATGGCTATGAAGTTATATGAAAGTTTAACTAATGATGAAAAGAAAATAGATTCTGTTCTTTTAGCATTTAAAGAAAATCCTACTGCTTATGAAGATGCTTTAGAGAAATTACTTAAAATTGATGAACTTTATAATAAAACTACCGAAACAGTTAAATTCTTTATAGCTGTTGCTAGTGATGCAAATTGGGAAACAAAATATCTTATTAACTTAGCTGTTAGTAAAGGTAAATTAAATAATCCAACTAATAGCTCTGTTTATTACTATAATCAAGTTTTAATTGGTAGAACTATTGATGAAGCAGTTATTGAGTTAAATAGTGGTAGAGAAGAAATGACTAATATTAAGAATACATTATTAAAAGAAGTTAATCTTACATAAGAAATGACTACACAGGAATTACACGTAAATATAGACTTACTGTTACAAGAAGTTAGTAGTAATTGGAGTAATAACTTTTTACCACAAGAAAAAGATATATTTATTAATAAAGAAATCTTAAAGTTTATTAAACAACGTCTTAGTCCTTTATCTAATGAAAAAAGACAAGGGGCTTACGATATTATCAAACGTATCTTAGATGTTAATAGTTTAGTAAAAACAATAGAAGTTCCTGTACTACAATTAAATGAAAAGGAAGCTGTTATTCAGCTTCCTTTTAATCATTTATATTATATTAGTGCAGAAGCCTCTGTTTGTTGTAATTGTCAAACAGTGGAAACTGTCGAGAAAGTAAAGTATTTTACATACCTTCCCCCAATAGAAGATAGTGGTTTGGATGATATAAGTGATATACTTATTATACTAGAAGTAGATGATGATACTATTACTTTAGTAGACACTGCTACACTTCCTGATGAGTATTTTCCTACTGATAATGTTAGTGTTTATAAAAAAGCTTTTATTTATAATAATCTTATTATAAGTCTTATTGAACGAAATCTTCCTATTGGTTTTGAAGTAACATATGATAAAGTTAATAATAAAATTGTTATTGCAAGTTACACAAACTCAACAACAACTTTCTCTATTGGGGAAACGGACATAACAGTAGAAGAAGTACAAGAAACTTATAATGTTTATGAATTAGCTAACACTTTAGATGCAGAAGTAAGAATTGTAGATGAAGAATTTAAAACGTCTATTAAACATTCTAATTTATCAGGTAATAAAGATAATAGTCGTATTGCTTACCTTAGAGATAAAGTTGTTATCTTTCCAATAACGGATACTGTTATACTTAGTACTGTAAATTTAACATATCTTTGTAACCCTAAAAAAGTTGATGTATTTTTGAATCATAATACTGATATATCAGATAGTGCTCTTGAAGAAGTTATTGATAATGTTGCTAGAACTTTAAAAGGTATTATTTCTGATGATGGTTATGAAAAGTTTATTAGAGAAAATAGTCTTGTTGAATAATTAAATTTAAAAATTTATGGAAAATGTATTTGTTATTAGTGCAGTAGGAACTAAAGAAGCTTCCACAACTGCAAGTATTGAAGGGTTAGCTGCTAGAGAATTAATAGTTCTTGGTACTAATAATGTTGTATTAGAAGACCCTGCTGATTGTGTTGGTGTAGATGCTTTTTGTCTTACTACTAAATTAACAAGTGGTAAATTTAGAACATCTGCAATAATTAAAAGACGTAATATAGTAAGTATTACTAAAAAAGATTATGTTGCCGCAGTATT